GCAAGAACAGCACCAAAAGATGCTTTCTTTAACACTGATGACGTCAATGAACTGGCTCGTAGACTGTCGTTGATAGATGCGCATGAAGCGATGGGACATGGAGAAGACCCGATGCTGGGTCATCTGCTTAACTTACGAGAGCATATTAGGCACAACATGCCTGATGAGCAACCTGACAAGAGCAAAATGTTGAGTCAGTTATCAGCGGCAATAGAAGCCCCCGGCATCACTATGGAGGAACTAGTCAACGAATCCATTAGCCCTAGAGTGAGTGACAAGAACCTCTCAGAAAGGGTTCGTGATAACTTCGCAGAAAGAGCAGGAGAGCCGGGAGCGATGTTCGGGGGCGGTCAGGAAACCATGAGCCCCGAAGATGCGAGAGCCGATATGGGTATAGCAGAACGCGTTAGGTCACAAATAGGTGCTGGATATGAGATGCCTCCTTACAGCACGTTCGGAAAGGCATGGGATTTACTCAAGAGACAAACTACTCTTGGCGAACACAAGGGTTTCGAGGATGCTGCTTTCTCACCACACGGTGAGGTTCGATACTACCACGGAACCACCAAAACACCAGCGGACCACATAATGGAACAGGGTCTCCATCCTTATCTCTCACTGATTGGAGAGGGTGTGTTCACTGCGAAAGACCCCGGTCTAGCGGCTGACTACGCACGAGAGAGGGGAAAGGAGAGGAACGAGGAACCTAGAGTGTTTGGTGTCAGGACTGGAATAAGAGACCAGCAACTACCCCAGCAAGAAGGACAAGTCAGAATGAATGAAGAGTTGGGCTTGAGAGGAGGGACGAAAGTCAGAACTTTCGAGGAAGAGATACCACGTGAATACCTAGTTCCTCTAAATGTTCCAGATGATTCCTACCATGACCAACAGCAGAAACTGATAGAATGGGCTAGGCAGCAGCAATAGTTCAATTATTCAATGTTCCATTTAGAACTAATAATAGAATTTATTATTGTGTTTAAAGTGAATATTGAATAATTAGATTGATTGACAAAACCCTTAAGTCAGTCACTCGTGTGGCCTTTCACAAGGTCATTAGAATGTCGAGTGGCGCGAACAGCAGTGAAATGAGATTAACAGGGTTAATTCTGGCGCAGTCGGCGCTTGTCGGAGTGGCAGTCGGAATCTACGATGCTGGCATTTGGCTGCCAGCGGGTTCGACGGAGAACCACTGGGTCAACGGAATGACATACTCGATGGGAGCATTGGCTATCCAGATGCTCGCTTTCTACGTCTTCAAGATGTTCTTCGAGCAGCAGATGATGGAGAAGGCTAGATTATCAGATATGCAGAGGACTAGGAACAACGCATTCAGGGACCAGCAGTTCAACTTCGACAACAGGAGAATGGACATGGAACTAAGGATGCAGGAGATGCAGTTGGAGAAGGAGTTACTCATGTTGCAGCAAGACCCCAATCGTTTGTTGCAACAAACAGAACCTGTAATGCCAAGACACACGGCTGTTCAAAGCGAGACTCTCAGCATGGGTCTGGATAACATAGTCACTCAGCAAGAGGTTACCGTCGCTCCTAGAGTCGTTGAAGAAGAAAATATCAAACTCAAGGCAGACGGAACACCAGACCTTAGATACAAGAAGGGTAGTGGCAAGGTCTGATGGGACGGATATTCAAGACACCAAAAGACGATTCAGTCGAAGAAACCCTACGTGCCATGCACTTGGCTAATACTGTCGATAACGCCTATGAGTGGGGATGGGGATGGTTCAGAACCATACTAGTAGCAGTCTTAGCCTCGTTAGCAATTAGTTTCCTAGAAGCAACCAGTGGCTTCTCGCTTTGGGGTTCCACAGTCGAATGGTTCTATGGTATTTTAGAATCGTTCGCTCAGTGGCTACTTGATAAAGTAGAGAACATTGGATGATTGCATGGTTGGCGCAGGAAGTGTATTGGTAGGCGCAGCCCTCTATGGGAAAGCGTTGTATAATGCTTGGAAACCAAGAAGAGTGGGAATCTACGGAACAAGCATGGTCGGCAAGACCACACTAGACAGATACATGACCACTCCCGGTGAGATGGAGGAAATAGGAGAAGACGAGAGAACAGACCACTTCAAACTCATAACTCGATACATGCTACCAAAACCAACCCGAAAGAGAGTTGGTTGGAATGGTGAGAAGAGAGTGGTCTACTCAGCGGACATCGGTGGACAAGAGAGATTCTGGAATCTATGGGTAGACGATATGGTCGCTAGACAGGTCGAAGTGGTCGTCTACATGTTCGATGACAGGGCGTTCAAAGGTGGTGGCGATGGTTTGGAGCAGATTGCAGGTTTCAAGTTCCTAGTTGATTCGCTAATAAAAAAGCAATACAGATACAGAAACGTCAAAAGTTGGTGGAAGGGCAAGAAATACTCACCTAGACTTCTCATGCTAGTGGCTAACAAGGCAGACCGCTTCTTCGACCAGAAGGCGGCTGAGTTGTGGCAACAGGGTAGAATAGGAGAACACAAGATATTCGACCCGTTCAGAGACGAGTTGATTCGCTTGCAGAAAGCAGGGATGCCAACCAAGCGTGCTTTCATGGCTACACGAGTCGGTTGGAACGTAGAACCCACCATGATTGACTTATTGACAACATGAGTGACCTTTTTAGTGTGCAACAGGGTGCGGGGACTATGGCGAGAGGGTCGATGACCACAAAACTATCCTCCGTGGGTGGCAAGAGTAAGTCTCTTAGGACAGTGGTTCCTATGTGGATTGTCGAGCATTTTGGTCTTGACGTTGGCAGCAAACTGGAGTGGAAGTTCGTGATAGATGGGGAAAAGATGACAATCAACGTCTCCCCGGAGGAGTAATCATGAGTCTACTCGATGTGCCAGACAACATGTACCGAACAGTGACAGGAACGCCCCTACAAACTCAATCATTGAGTCATTTAAATGAAGCCGCTATGATGGCTATGGCCCAACAGGGCAATCCCCAATTCAATCAAGCAGCAATCATGGAACAAGCGACTGCGCAGCAACAGATGCAGCAACTCGCCGCTCAGAGAAATCTAGAAGTCCCAAAGGTCAATTTCTACCCTTCCACTCACCCAGACCCAAGAAAGGCTAGGAGAAAGGACATAAAGCAAGCCTACAGATTACTCAAACCCACCAAGAGGTCGATATTCGACCCAAGAAGATGGCTAGGTAGCCCTTACAGGTACACTAAGGATAGTGGTGTATGCGTCGTGGACGGTTGCAATGTCAAGGAACTGATAGAGTATGACAATCTGTATGCACGCATAACTGACGAGGAAACCGGAAGAAGCCTCTGGGAGATGTATTGGCAGAATCCCATATCCGGTCAGACCGAGGCTTTCCTAGCCAGAAGCGGTGTGACTAGCGGTAGGACTCTGAAAGGAACGTACTGTCCTGAGCATCTACATCTGTATCACCTACTGTGCAAGTGGGAGGCAGAGGAAGAGAGGGAAGCGGAGATGAAGCCTAGCAGATTCCGTGATAAGGTGAAGAAGGGAGTGAGCATAGTCACAGTCCCAGTCTCCGCTGTTCAGAGCAATGAGCCTCCACTACCAGAACTGGTGACGAAGTACGAGCCCTTCTTTCAAGAGATAGAGAAGGATTCGACCAAGACCAAAGGCATCAACGTGTGGCATATTCCAGACCCTGAGACCGGAATGAACAACATCACTCTGATAGGATTCGACATGAGGATGTTCCAGAAGGAAGCACAGGAGCAAGCCATCGCTACGCAGCAAGCATTCAACACGGTTCTCAACCAACAGGCTCAAACCCTCAACCCCGCTCCGAGCGTGCAGGTAAGCCAACAGGCTGCACCATTAGATACAAACCAAGAGGTGATTCAGTAATGTCATTAGGAATCACAAACAACTCTGTACCAGCGACTGGTGCTTTGGGTCTAGGAGCAAGCGCAGCCACTCCTACTTGGGGACAAACTCAAGCACCACAGTCTGTAGGACAAACCTTTACTGCTGGTATATTGGGCGGTGCGGGTGTCAATCCACAATACATGAATGCACCAATGGCTCCTCCATCAGAGACCGAAGTGCTGTCCGCCATGTTGCAGACAGTGCAACCGATTGACAGGTTCATCATAAGCCAGAACATGCCAGTCTTCGTGGAGATGCTATCCAACATCACCACGTTCTCTCTACTTAATGTCCTCAAGAACTGCACTTTCTCTCTAGACGATGAGGGTACTCTAGCATTAGAGGTAACTAGCCTACCTAGCGACCTACAGACTCTCAGCGCTGAGAACATCATAGCACAACTCAACAGCCTACAGAACACATCCATGCAAGCGATACAAGCAGCCGAGCAACAGAGGCAGCAAATCATCATGATGGCTGACCAGTCTATAATGCAAGGAATGCTCGGAGCGGCTATGGCTGACCCCGGTATGATGGAGAATACAGGACAGGCAGTTGGTGGAATGATAAATAGAGCATTTTTCGGGAGCAGGTAGCATGATGGATGGCGGTATGACTCCTAGACCCGTAGCGGATATATCACTACAATACTTCAATCCCAAGCAAAGCACAATCGTTGATATGATAATGATTCAACTCATCAGTGCGATACTAGTCGGACTCTTCATTCTAGTTTGGAAGGGGCAGGAATTGAACCAGCAGGATGTCACATTATTCATGGCTGGTATCATGATTGCTTTCTTCTTGTTGAACTCGGTTTATGCTAGAATCACTCAGTGACGGTTTGAAAAGTGTTATTTGCATAACACCTCTACGGTGATGGCATGGCCGAGCGTGAGCAAGTGGTCAAAAGGTCGTGTGCCTTTTGTCAACACCCCGACAGGGATGAGTTGGAAACCACTCTGACCGACGGTGTAATGACCCCTAGAGAGATGGATAAGGAGATGGGTTGGAGGGCAAACACAGCCGACCGTCATTTCCGAAACCACATGGGGGACTATCATATGGCGGCTAATCCTTCTTGTGTGGTTTGCTCCCATCCGCAGAGAGCCGAGTTCGAGACCAGATTCTTTGAGGATGGTAGTCAATCAGAGGCAATAGCAGAGGAACTCGGTGTTGCTGAGACTAGCGTCTACCATCACATGAAGCATCACTTCCAACCTCTGGTTCAGCGTTCTGCGGCAACCGAGGTCGTGTTGTCTGTTGGTGACGAAGTGAATGTCCTACGTTCCAACGTCTCTAAATTAAACGACAAGTTAGGTATTCTGCTAGATGAGTCCAGTGGGTACGAGGACGGCTTCGTCAGAGATGCAGTCACATTACACAAGGAAGTCAGAGAGTCAATAAAGGACTTAGTCAAGTTCAATCAGGAGTGGGGAACCGTGGGCGAAGGCGCTCAGATGAATCAAACAATCAACATACTAAAGGTAGAACTAGCAAAGGAGAGTCCAGATACTTGGAAGAGAATAAAGGAAGAACTGATGCAAAGTGGTGAAACAAGTGAATAGGTTAATTTCCGTGAGTGATTTGATGCAATTGACACATCCCGGCCATCAGTTGTTCATCTCGAACAAGGACATCAATCATAATGACTTTCCCTTATTCTTGGACTATCTGGTTCATGTCTATGAGAGATTCAGATACTACGCCGAAGACCAACATAGTGGACGTCTTTCTGATAAGAGCCTGTATGTAATAATAGACTTGATGAAGAAACTGAATGACACTGATGACCCCTCTGAGGTCTTTCCGATAAGGGAGGATTTGAAGAACACAATGATTGAGTTCGAGATGCTCTGTGATTCCATGTCTAGATGTTTCACCAGTCCTCTGGTCATCAGTTCATTCTACGTGAGACTAGCGAATAGATTGAGAGAGCAAGTCGCTCTCTATGCTGGAGTTGAGTTCTAATGCCACAGGGAACAGGAGGAATGGGAACTGGCACTGACGTCAGAATATACAATCCACGAAGCGAATCCTCGCACATGTACCGCAACAACCACGAGGAAGACACCTATGGTTATGAGAGCGCTAAAGTCCGTGATGAGAAGATGGACAAGAAGATTCGTCAGCAGGAGAAAACCAAAGAGAAGATGGACAAGATAAAGCACATCAAGGTCAAACCAAGCGACATTCAACAATTCGTAGACCAAGAAGACGAGGAAACTGATGACTCCGACAAGTTCGATGCAGACAGAGAACTCAGCGCTCAGACTGGACCTGTTGGCAATCTAGGTGCTTTGACTAGTCTCGCAGCGCAAGCGAGAGGACCGGGCTTCGCTGGTGGTCAGGCTTTCGCCATGAGCGAGTCCATGAGTGTGGGCGTCGTTGATAGAATACTCAAGAGGGACAAGAAGCCTTCCAAAGACAAGAAGAGGGATAAGAGAAGAAAGGCCGAAGAGAGAAAGAAGTGGAGACCATCCACGGGCAAGTTCGACTATGGACCGGGTGGTACTCTAGGACCGAAGGGTGCTACCACTAGAAGGCACAAAGCCAGAATGCGCTCTGTGAAAAGAGGCAAGTTGACTGGTATGATGGATGCTCCGAAGGCAGTCGAGATGGAGCATCGTGGTGTTGCAGTCAAGCAACCCAAGTCCAAAGACCCCGGACCTTACAAGGAGTTCCTCGGTCAGCAAGAGAGCAGAAGGAGAATGGGCAACGTCCGCTCTCCCACATCCAGCCAATTGAGATACGGTGCTAGACATTACTACGGAGGTCAGACTGGTGGTGGTAGACTACAGGGCATGGGAGACCTCAAGGTGAAGAAACCCAGACTGCATCCGGTTCGTATGCCTAAGATACAACCTTCTGGTGGGTTAGCCGCTCCGCATCTCGTCAAACCACAGTTAAGTGGAGCAGGTAGCATGGGGGGAATGGCTAGTGCTTCTCCTCCTATGGCAATCGGAACAGATGAGCCTTCTATGGTTATGACGGGTAAGGTTGGAGTGGGAAGCAAACTGAAGAAGGCTAGATTCGGATATTACGAGATTACCGAGTTGAGACAACTCATCAATCAAGCCAAGAGAGCATTAGCGAGGAAGGAGAAGAAGAGGAAGAGCATGGGAACAGGAGACACAGGCGGCGCTTCCACAACTCACAGTCGTGGCAAACAGACACCAACAGGACAGACTACGAAACCAGAAGGTGGAACAGAGAACGCCGATATGGAGAATATCGGAGGAGTCGTGGGTGTGAAGGGAGGTAGGACCGCATGATAAGGTTCCCTGCATCTAAGCCCGTTTTGAGAAAGGGCGATGGTATCATATTCATGCATGACGGAACGCCCGCTTGGGGGCGTTTTCCGCCACCAGAGGCTCTGGATTACGATAGAGAACTAGGATTCGATGCCCCTCCCTTCTCTCACACAGGCGCTCATCATCACGATGACACAGACCACGCAACTCCCGGTGTGGGTCATCAGATAGACGGTCAGTTTGAACCAGCACCTCATGGTGGCTTCGTATTCAAGGATGGCGGTGGAGGCGCTCACTTTCATGGGCTAGACGCTTTAATACACGGCATAGGGGAGTATTTCTCCAGAAGGATAAACATGGGAATACCCAATCAACCTGCACCATCACAAGCAATCGAAGCAGTTCAACGTGGTTTAGACAGGTACAACGAGACTGCGACAGACAAACTACCAGATGTTCAATCTCCTGAGTGGAGGAGAATAGGAATAGGCAGGTATCAGGGGAAGGGACATGACAAGAAACTCACTAGGAAAGTCAGAGGAGCAGATGGTAATCTAGCCACTATGACCACCAATCTACATGGTGATACCCATCATCTGGGAACCTTCCTAGAGTCCTCTGCCAACTATGCTCACATGGATATAGCGGAAGCAGTGGCCGAGATGACTGGCAACAACCCAACGAACGTGATGAATGAGTTGGACTTCCTCAAGTACCCCTATGTCTACGCACAGCACCACTCATTCAGAACGGACCCGAATACCGGGAAACTCATCCCATCTAGACTCGCTCTTGGACAGAGAGAACTAGGAACAGGTGGCACTTTCACAGATAAAGACAAACTGCAACTCACATCCAATCACTTCGGTAAACTAGAGGGCATCTCCGAAATGGGGCAGGACAGGCATGAGAACAGACTAACCAGTTGGGGTCTGCACAATGAACTACCAGACCCCTATCACATGGAGACATCCTACAACGATTGGAAGAAGGGAGTGAAGACGGATAGCGTATGGAGCAGTCACAGAACTGCTAAGTCTCAGATTCTGGAAGCACTGGGAATCGACGACCCTCACTATCAATCACACACAGGAGCGAGAGCCCCTGTCGACATCTCCCATCTTGAAGGAGTCAATTGGGCTGACCCAGAGACTAAGACATCCTATCCGATTGGCTATGTTCTACAAGAAGCGACTCAGGGAAGAGACGAACTGCTGGACAAGATGCTCTTGGACTTCAACAAGTTGCCTTCGTTTCACAAGTTGTTCGGTAGAACCCAAAAAACATCAGCCCACACCGCACTAGACGATTACTATGCTACTCACGAGAATCATCAGGGCAGAGGACACCTCAGCAGAGAGGAGATTGCCCGACATGGCGCTGGTATGAGAAAAGACAATCCGGGCTTCATGGATGCCGCAGTTCAAGCGGATGTAGCCGCTGGTGGTGAAGCGCCGAAGAGATGGAGAACCCACAATCTACATAACAACAAGCACGTAATAGGCAACTTCGCAACGATGCACTCCTCCGGTGTGAATCCTAATGCGGTTGAGGGTGGCCCTACTTCCAACTGGGGCTTGACTGATATCGACGATGCTACCCTGAAGGGAGGTCTTGTGAAGGAAAACGGACAAGCAGTCAGATTCAACACAGCGACCAGAGCGAACATTCCCCAGCGACGCGCTCAGATGTCCGCTCTTGCTAAACTCGTGATGTCGTCGAGAGAGGGTTTGGGAGACCATGTCTCTCTGTCTGATGAGGAGTTCTCTAGATTACCCAGACATCACTCTGGGGAGATGGAGAACATCGGTCTCATGGGTACTAGCGTACCTGAGTACCTCCAAGACAGGATGGTGACCGAGGACGTACTTGGACAAGCACCCGCGCCTGAGCGAGTGCAAGTCAAACCACCTGTCGCTGCACCAGTCGCAGCCCCACCTCCACCAGTAGCACCACCACCGCCAGCACCAAAGCCAGCAATACCAACAGTAGCACCACCACCGCCAGCAGCAACACCAGCAGCGGCAGAACTACCAGCGGGTCAAACCTCTCTCACTGACTTCAATATACCACAAGTGCAGCCGCCAGCCGAGCAACAGACTCCTTTCTTCACACCTCAGCAAATAGCCAACAGAGAGGCTTTGGCCGCTGTACCGAAGGAGAACCTAGTGCAAGTCCTCAGTGGAATGAGGGAAGCGGGGCATATGCCTCACATTCCAAGAAACCTGAGCGCTAGGCAAGCGCGTCAAATCCAAAGCACCCTAGCACCTCGCAGACTTCCCGGTGGTGGACAGAGCATACAGTCTACTCTGGGCTCTTTCTCCAGACCCAGACCACGCGTAGTGAAGAGCGAGGCCCAAGAGAGAATAGAGAAGACTTTAGAGAGAATTCAGATTCTTGAGGCTATGAATGATGACATCGTCAAGAAGCACCTACCTAACATCTCTCTCAATGTCGAATCCGAGTTCGATGTGGGTTTCATGGCTAATAAAATGGACTTGACTTCAACCGATGTGCGTGCGATACTACACAGCAAGGGAGACTGGGAAAGAGTCGCTAAGACCTATTCTATACCGAACGAGACGGTCAAGGTAGTCAAAGTGGCTTTCAGGGGTGATTAGATGGGCAAGATTCTCGTAAAGCAACAATCGGCTGCTGGACCGATTGACCCAGCGTTTCTCACTTCCGGTCCCGGTGGAGGTACTCAAGTTTTTACAGGTGGAGGTGGGTTGCAATCTTTTATCGACCCATCTAGAAGAGACTTGAGCGCTATACAACCTACCACTCTTGGTACACATCCTACTCATTTCATTCACCCAGATACAGGTCAAACCCTTGAACACCCATTAGCAGGACAGCCAATCATCAATCCTAACGCTGGTGAGAGTCAGTATACCACTGGTGATAAAGCGCTGATGTACGGAACTCGTGGTCTAGGTGGTCTTCTTGGTGCTTACAGCGCTCTAATGTCATTCGCCAACGATGACGACCAAGATGCTCTATCCTCTGCTCTCAATGCGTTGGGGCAAGGTTACACCTCATACGCCGCTACCGCTCCAGCAGAGCAGATGTTTGGAAGAAGAGCAGACAGGAGACTTGCTGGAAGCACTGCTGCTCAAAGTGCTAGAGAGGGTGCTGATGCTTTGATGGGTAGTGGTGCTGTCTATAGAAACCTTCCAACTAGCGCGTTTCAAAGAACACCATCACCACCACGAAGACGAGGAGATGTAGGAGTGACAGAGGTTCCATCTTCTGGTCGTACCTTCTACGGTACAGGAGATGGACTGGCTGAACTACCTAGCGTTGACTTCATTCCTGAAGATACATCCAAACCGACGACAGAACTATCTGAATTTGATATACCAGATGTATCACCACCACCACCGCCAGAAGAAATAACAGACGATGAGAAAAAGGATATTCAACGTATACTAGATGAATATGGATTTGACTTCCCAGAAGGTGGACAATTTGACTGATAATTCCGACATGGAAGAGTTCATACTCAACATGGATAGGGAGATGTGCAAGAAGTCGTTCAAGTATTTCTTCGTAGACACTCTCGGCTTCCTATACAATCACCATCACGAGTCTTGGAAGGAAGGGCTTGAGGAATCGCAATACTACTGCGTGAAGGCTTCTCGTGACCACGGCAAGTCCGTGTTCTTCATGGCCTATGCGCTTTGGATTGCCGCTTTCAGGCCGGGAACCCACATCATGGTATTCTCCCACTCGCTTGAGCAGACCCTTGAGCATATGAGATTCGTTCGCAATCTGATAGAGGAGAACGACGCTCTCAGGTATCTGAAGCCACAAGGCAAACCGTGGGCCAAGTCATACTTCGAGTTCACCAATGGCTCCCGTATGATGGCTAAGTCGGTCGGTGGTGCTACTCGTGGTTTCCACCCTGATGTGGTGGTGTGCGACGACATCCTCTGGGGAACGACCGCTACTGAACTAGCCAAGACCGCAGACTGGTTCTACGGTGTCCTTCTCCCGGTCCTGCACCACAGCAGCAAACTGATGATGGTCGGAACCCCATTCAGTTACAACGACCTCTATGCTGAGTTGGAGCAGAAGGAGACGTTCAGAGTCGAGACCTATCCAGCGATAAACGAGGAAGGAGTGGCTCTCTGGCCTGAGCGGTGGGACATGGAGGCTCTTGAGCAGAGGCGAATGTCGATGCCAGCCATACAGTTCACACGAGAGTACCTATGCGAGCCAATCCACGACGTAGCGAGTATGTTCCCGATGGACATACTAGAGGCGGCTAGAGACCCGGAACTCACTCTGATGTCAAGAGCCGAGACCAATTACAACGAGGAAGGAGAGGCGGATGGTGTGTTCGGTCAGCACTTCATAGGTCATGACCCAGCGATAGCCTCTGACAAGAACGCTGACTTCACAGCCATGACCGTCATGAGGATGCTACCCGGTGAGCCACACAAGCAGGTGATTCACGTGGTGCATGAGAGGGGAATGTCCAGCATGGCGCAGAAGAGGATGATGGTAATCCTCAACAACAGATTCCAACCTGACCTGATAGAACTTGAGGGGAACAACTTCCAGAGGATGCTAGAGGCTGAGATGAAGGAGTTGGCTGCCGACATGCCAATCAGGGTCTTCATGACCACTCGCACGAAGAAAGAGTCACTTTTCATGAGTCTTTTACTCGCTTTCGAGCAAGGTCTTATCAAGACCCCATATGGAGACGAGGATAGTAAGAAGTATACGCATCAGTTGGAAACCGAGTTAAATCGTTTTGGGATGCAGAAAAACGGAAAATTAGAGAGCGTGGGAGTACATGATGACCTAGCAATGAGTCTCGCTCTGGCTAATTGGGCTACTAAGGAATTCAAGGGAACAGTCGTTCTACTTGACGATGTGATGCCAGAGTTCGACGATTGGTTCAGCGGTGGGAGCAAAAACGACAATTGGATGATACCATGAATACAACAAGAGTGAAAGAGGACAATGAGAACACCTCGTTTTGGAGGTGAGAGAATGCTGTTTGCAGAGAATGGTGAAGGTTGGTTCGAGAACAATCTCGGCTACAGCGCTTCCGATTTCGTGAGGAAACTGAGGAAAGCCAGAAGGCACAATAAAGACGCCAAAGTCGAGATAGACGATATAATCTCAGACATCAGGACTCTAAAGGCTCTTGAGGTCAATCAAACGATAAACTCTCTGGAGTGGGGTGGAGACAACGAAGACACCATTCTACAACTAGGAGTCGACGATAGAGACCTCAAGTCATTGCGAAAGTTCGGTGACACACGCAAAGCAAGCCTACTCAGAGCCTGTAATCTATGGCAAAGTTCCAATGATACATTGAGCAAACTAGAGTCATTCGATGATGTCTGGGATGACACACAGAAGAAGCAGTGGGTCGATGCCATGAACTCTAGGAGAGAAGCACGCTCTCTCTGGAAGTCTACTCTACACCAGACTGACAACCTAACTAAGCACGAGTTCGAGACTCTGTCTGCCACTTCTGACCTGCTTGAGAGAAACGGTCCCATGAGTGGTAGGGCTCTGTTTGAGAATCTGAAAGACTCAGGGTCGGTTCACAAGAGCATGACCTCAGCAAAACTCTCCAAGATGATTAGCATATACGGAGAGGAGTTGGATATCATAGGTGGAGCAATCAGAGGCACATTCGTCAAGATGGACATGAGGGGGCTGATTCTCAAAGACCCATACGCTTATGCCGCTGGTTTCCTAGATGCGGATGGTTATATTTCCATAACGGGCAGAGGTGAGCCTCGTGCTGGATTCATAGCGACTGGTAGTAGAGGCAAGATTCACTGTGAGCAGTTGCAGAAGACCCTAGACTGCGGTGTTCTTCAACTGGACCAGAAGGTATACAAGGACAGTCAGAGAAGTCAACACAGGCTACAGTTCTACTCCAAGAACGACATCAGAAAACTACTTAGCAAAATCATGCCACATCTGAAGATGAAGAAGATGCAAGCCAAAGCGGTGCTTGCTTTCATCGATGAAGGCGATGCGATGAGGAAAGAGGAGTTGAAGAAACTGGTAAAGTACGAGAATTGGAAAGACGTTGAGGACAAGAGAGTGGGTCTACTGACCGAATGGGGCATCACGAAAGATGAAATAGGCAAGTGGCAGGAGGGTCTCTGATGGCGGACGAGCAAGAAGTCGGAATCCTCGGTAGGTTCGTCAGAAACCTCGCTTCCCCATTCAGGAGAAGGACGACGCCTGAGCCTCAGATGCCTCTCTATTCGACTGGCATTCAAGAGCCAGTCCTAGCACAAGGTATCACGATACCAGCATTGTACGCTGTGTCCCACGAGAATCTGATTCTCAGAACCGTCATTTCCAAACTAGCCCAAGAGATATTCAGGAGAGGATACTACTGGGAGAAGAAGTTCCAATTCAAGTGCAAGGAGTGCGAGGAAGAGTTCACTCATGAGGTTGAGCAATGCACTCTGTGTGGTGGTGAGGTCAGAGAACCAGACGTAGACCAGATGATTTACCCAAAGTGGCTGCTCAACCAGACTAACTCTATGGAGCAGAATTTCGTTCATGTCCTTCACGAGATTGAGAGAGACCTCAATGTGGTAGATGATGCGTTCCTCATTCTGATAAAGGAATACTACGTAGACCCTGAGACCTCAGACATAGCGTTCTACAGGATAAAGGAGGTCATCAGAGGAGACCCAATCTTCATGCGCATAGTGGCTGACAAGCGTGGAGTGAGAGGTGGGAGATACAAAGTATGCCCACTTCACAGAGACCAGATATCATACCCCGGTGAGAAATCACCTTGTGAGGTATGTGGCTCTGAGAAGCAAGAAGCGCATTACGTGAACATGGCAGGAAGCGGAAAGACTCAATACTACCTAGAGGGCGAAGTGCTTCACATCAGCAAATACAACCCTTCCAAGTTGTATGGTCGTAGCCCGGTCAACACAATGTGGAGACAGGCCATGACGCTCACGGCTATGGACAATTACATGTATACCGCATATCAGAAGAGGCGCTCTCCAAAGGGCATAATCTCAGTGACTACGGATAATCTTGAGTCTATGAAGTCATTCTGGAAGACAGTTGATGAGAAGATGGAGCGAGACCCACACTACATTCCCAAAGTCGGCATCGAGAGTCAGACTGGTAGAGGTGGAGTGAACTGGATTAAGTTCATGGATACTCTTGAGGAGATGCAATACATCGCTGTCAGGGATGAGTTGAGAAACAGAATAGCAGCCTTTTATGGTGTCAGCCAGATTTTCATGATTGACAATGGGAAGAGTGGTGGACTCAACAATGAGGGTATGCAGATACTTGTCACCAACAGGGCGGTCGAGTTCGGCCAGAAGGTATACACAGACGTCCTCTTCCCAAGAATGCTCAATCAAATGGGAGTCACAGACTGGAAGATTACACTCTACCCGAATGAGGAAGAGGATGAGATTACCCGCCTAAGAAGAGATGAGATGGAAGTCAATCTTGCTCAGAGGATGGTGATGCTAGGATATCAACCTGAATTGATGGAAGAGGGAGACAGAGACATTCGCTTCACATACAAGAAACTAGACCCACAAGCACAAGAAGGCCCGCCCGGAATGCCACCAGCACCCGGAGGAGTGCCTCCCGGTCAAATGCCCGGTGGACAGATGATAGTCCCCCCGTCGCAACCCGGCGGTGAGGGGGCTGGTATAAGGACACCACAAGGGCCAGCGAGTCCACAGAGCAGAACCAGTCCGGGCATTGGTTCTCCTGTCACAAGCGTCCAGCAGAGAGGACCACAAGATTCACAAGCACAGAAAAATCAACAGGGTATTTCCAACGCTCGGCGCATTAGAGGGGCATAGTTGATATAATGAGCATATACTCGGATGGGGCAGTGAGTATCATGGACATAGAAAAAATGGACCCAATGGTAAGAAAAATGGGTGTTCATCAAGAGGCATTTCAGAAGGCTTTGGAAGAGGGAGACGCAGTGAACGCTAGACTTCACCTAGTTGAGATAAAGAAGTTTGCAGAGTACCTAGACGACGATTTGACTATTTCTATCAAGAAATCCGAGAATCTAGAAGACCTATCTGGCGTCTCTCACTTCGCTGGTGGTGTGCCACTAGCAAAGTTCAATGAGACTGGCTCTAACTTCGATATAGCACAGAGAGACTCGGTTCTACCGGGCTTCATTCCTGCTGCCCGCTCTCACGGACAGATAAAGAAGCACGCTGGGACATTCGGACGACGCGTGTAGGTGATTCTTTGAGTGAAGAGCAAAGTGCAGTAGACAAACTGATGAACACTCTCATCACCAAGATGGAGACTATGGACAACGAGTTGCAAGAACTCAGATTCATGGTGAAGTCACCTCAAGCGCTTTTGAGAAAGGCTGGATTCGTTCCCGTAAACACACCTCTCTCAGAGGATGTAATGCCAGATGGCTTCCGAGGAGATGAGATACTCAAGGAGGCTAGTGATTCTCCAGACAAATATTCCAACGAGGAAATTCACACCATGTCGTGGGAAGACATTCACGAGATGGCCGAGCAGTATAGAGAAGTAAAGGAGTTGTATTAATGAAGCCAAGATACGAAAAGACGTCAAACGAAGTAGACAGGATTTTGCGGAAGGCGAAGAGCCTCGCTGATAGAGCGGACAAGATAGAGAAGGAACTCGTCAAGAACGTCACTTCGTACACAACGCAACCACACAGTCCTGAGTTTCACATAGTGCAAGGCGAGACTTCTAGGCACATGTTCTACTACACCAATCAATCCACCTTAGACTCAGAGAGCATAACCAACAAAGGAGCAACCAGTTCCTCTGTGGATATGGATGGCCTTTCCAAGAAACTAAACGTCCACGATGGAAACGTCAAGTTAGATGACGCTGGTGGAAAAGACCCTTCTGGACAGTCTCTTGAGTGAGGGACTCAAATGGGTAGAGTCCTCGTTAAAGGCGTAATCAGAGCGTCCGTCTGTGGAACTTGTGGTGGTGACTCTCACACTGGGTGCAATTTACACAAGATGCCTATGTCTCAGTGTCCACAATATCAAGAGGCGTAGGAGATGTTAGCGTGCGAGAGGATGCATTACAGGTCTATTTGAGACACCGAGATGCACTCTTCAATGCGATAATCAAATCCTCTGATTACCAAGAAGAGGCTTTGGAATACTCTAACTCACTCGTCAATCTCCAGAATCACGACATGGACGTACCAGTCAGTTGGGCGGACAAAGTCTGTGTAGATGTGATAATGAAAATAGACGAAGAAGAGGAAAAGGCTTCTAAAAAATGGGAGCAGATGATGCGAGACAACCCCTTCAGGGAAAAACAACAAGACTGGGATGCGAGCGACTCTAAAAGAGCGAGGAAGAAGAGAAAGCAAGCCTTCGCTGAAGATGAAGGAAAGGGCGCTCTCTTTTCTAGAATAGCAGCGGCGGAAGAGGGCAAACACGTATTCTCCGCTGAACCCGGCATCAGAGGTGGACAATACACGACAGCAGTCCATCACTACGACCTCGCTTCACTCTGGCCCGAATTAGCAGTTGGCGCTCCCCTCAATGGGCTTCACTTCTTTCACCCATCGGTTCATCCTCTGAGAAAAAAGGATGCGTCAAATGGTCTACCAGTATTCGCAACCATGCTCGCTGGTAGAGTCTGGAAGGACGACTGGGATAATGGAACCAGCATCGCAGAGAGGGAAGCCGCTTTGGACGAGGCTCTTGAGCGAGGCAATATACAGAGTCCGATGTTCGCAGGGATGAAGACCGCTTTCTCCACCAAGAGGAAAGACGAGATGGAGAAACTGGAGGAGGAGACCAAGAAGAAGCATGGAGATGACAAGTCCTTCAGCGACCTCGATGAAGAGGAACAGGCTCGAATGACAGCAAAGCACACCGAGAGAGACCACAACATGCTTGGTTCTCTTCTCAGTGGGCCGCAAGGACATCATCACGAGCATCTGCTCTATGAGAGGGATTACAACAGATGGCATGGAAATCAGGATGAGGATGTCAAAAGCCTCTCTGAGTCTGACAAGAGAGCGATGCACATGTTCGAGAGGCAAAAGGGTTGGGCCTCTGGTGACTGGGAGGACCATCTCATGGATTTGGATGACCTTCCAGAAGAGACAGTGTCACAACAGATAGCAAAACAAGAAGCGATAGACCAGATGAACCAATACAGTTGGGACACTTTCGGTATTCCCAACTACACAGACCTAGACCAAGAGAAGCAATTGGAAGTCAGAAAGGAAAGGCTAGGAACCAAGAGATTCAGTCACGACTTAGGCTGGCTAGGTCTCAATCTCGGTCTACAGTGGCTGAATCCGAAAGAGAGGAGCCAAGTGGTAGAACATCTCTTGAAGAAAGGAGCGAATCACAATGACCATCAGGTCATAGAACTCGAAGACAAAACGAAAATTCCTATGGGTCATTTCGTCAGAAACTTCCTCACCAATGTGATGCAGGAATACAAGATGACACAAAGAGGGCATACCAAACTATCACCTAACCTCCCTAAATACCCGGAGAAGGAGACAGACATAGGCAGTCGCGCAGCAGACGAAAGAGGTGCTACTCACAACGCTCTGATGAGCGTAGCGCCAGACAAATTCGAGAACTTCATGGGAGAGATGCTAGGCTTTCCTCTGGAGGTGAAGAGCAAAGACGGCAAGACAGTATCGACACGCAATTTCAAGGGAAGGAAAGTCCCATTGGTGGGTCTAAGAGATAGCAAACACTTCCAAAGTAGAATCAAACACCACGCCAAAGAGGGAGGACAGCCCGATGAGGATGGAAACCCAACAGGACACGATTTCCCGATATGGGCCGCTATGAGAGAAGCGCGTGATGCTATTCAATCTAAATTAAAAAATTCACGTGGACCGACTTCCAGAGTCGAAGATGACTTTCACCTACAGGACTTACTAGACTTGACAGGTTGGGAGATAGACCGAGAGGGCAATCTGGTTGAGTCTGAGCAACACAAACTCTTCGACAATTGGGAGCCAGAAGGCCCGCACAATCTCAGTAAAGAAGAGATGGAGGAGATTATGGATGCTAGAAACTCCTATCTTGGTTTTGCTAGGGATGAAAAGCCCAACAGAGACATCATCAGTCATTATCTGACTGGTCACAATGGTCCTGAGAGCGAAAACGAATTCTACCATGTAGACGCTGATGGTCATGCTAGAGGAAGAGGAGACCACATTGGGGCTTTCTTCGAGGGAGGTGGTTACCCCATGCTCAACAATCACTATCTTGAGGCGATTGCCTCGATGCTGACTCCAGATAGTCTGAATTATGACAAAAGCCATCCACAATACTTTCCCGCTCAGGGTCTATTTGGCACTATAGACAGTTCTGGTAACGTACAAATCGCCCCAGACATGATGAGACTACTGGCTCCCATAGTCAAAGAGGCGATGAACGTAAATGACAGGTCCGCTCAGAACCTAGTGAATGCCTTTTCCATCCACGAGTCCACTGCCCCAAACGACCAGTTCTCCATAAGAAGGGGTAAGAAAAGCCCGCGAAACAACAAGAACTGGTTCGCAGACACAGTCTACACCCATCTAGGTGGAATAACTAGAAAACTCAGAGATTTCTTCGCTTCCGGCAGGGACAAGTCAGAGATAGAGACTGGTGTCGTGAACGGAATCGAGGGAGCCAGCCACGCCATCAACCCCGTCCAGAGAAACGACTCCTTCGGAGAGAGCATTGGTGCTAACATAGGATTGAGGACAGACGATTACTCTGGAGACCAGAAACTCAGGAGCCATGAGCATGAATACTATCGAGACACCACTCTGAGAGGAGCCATGCACAGACCGGGACAGAGATTCTCAAAGGACTCCAATGGAGTCTGGAGACCGGACCCGAATGGACAAATGTTCCTCGGCTCTCCTTATGACATTCATGGAAAGAACAGAAGCACGATAAACAACGTAGCGAGCGAACACAGGACCGCTTATCGTGATTCGGATGTGGATTGGTTGTCCATGATGGACAACGACTCGATATACTCCCAGATGCCTGACAACCTGATTCTCAGAACCCCTCAGAATCCAGATGCCCCCTTTTGGACTCTAGGTGATTTGAAGTGGGCCATAGAGAACAAGAGATTCCCGACAGACGACAAGGGAGAAGTCATGTCAAGAGAGGATTTGGAAGGAGAACTACTGGATGTGATGAGGCGTTTCAAGAACAAAGAGAACTTTCTACAACTGAAGCCGGGTATGAAGAAAGACCAACTCAAGATAGGAGAGGACGGAAAATGGGATTTCGAGAACATCGGCTCTGCTCCCTTTGAAGTGAGAAACAAACCACGAAAGGACCACGAGAAAAGAGGACAGCATTATGATATGATGAAATCCAGCATCGCTGCCGCTGTAGAGGAGTTCGCTAGAGATTATGTCATGCCTCTATATCTAGAAGCGGACCCAGATGCCTTCGATGTTTCAGATTGGCAGAAATTCGTGTCCAACCACAGTCAGATGCTCGCTGATGCCGAGAGGATGCTGATGCATCTTCCTCATGACTCTCATGGCATAACGGTCACTGCTCCTGATTTGGTCGATTTCACCAAAAAGAGCGTGGAAGAAAAACTAGGTAGTTCTCCACATCGCCCGATAGCCAGCATAATCGGACATGTGAACGTCGCAGGTGAGGAAAGAGGTGGACACTTCGGTTCATCTGTCCATCCTACCATGTCAGTCGAGGAGATAATGGAGAAACTAGGCTTGGATGAGAACAACGAGGATGACAAGGCCATCGCCACTCAACTCTTGGAGAGTCTCAACGAGATGCCGGGAGAAGCGTGGAACATGAGAGCGATGACCGTCGGTCAGTTGTTGCAGAAGGAAGGTGAACTTGGTATAGACTGGCAAGGTGATTTTGATTACAGAGGTAAGACAAATGCTGTGCCAAAAGGACACGATTGGAACGTACCATCCTCCCCATCTGAAATCCTAGATGACCACATGGGCGAGTTCTCAGACAGAATGGAGGAGAAATACAGAGACAGAGTCGCTGAGTTGGGTGGAAATACGCGTACATCAGATTTGATTTCCTCTAGAAACATCACAGATTTCTCTTCGCAACCCGTTTTTCAATCCATAAACAACTTATACAACCTCATGGCTAATCCGCAGTACGCTGAAGACTTGGAACACTATGGCCTGTCTTTCCATTCTCCTACTATTCCAGATGTCTCCCGAAAAAGGGCTAATACCCATGTGAATAGAGGGAAGAGTATTCTCAACAGCATCATACTACACTCACCTGTAGACCATGACCATGAGGCAGCAGATGAGTCTGGCATTCACGCTGGATTCTACAAAGACGTCGAACTGCATCCACCGCGAGCGAGGGATGGAGTCCATGTGATTCCGTATCATTCTTCAACAGCAATAGGTGTGAAGGAAGGGGCGATACAGCAACCGAGCGTCTCCATGAGCCTAGTCGCCACTAGCGGTCAGGCTGGTTTCTCAGCAAGCAAGGGAAATGTGGAACGACCTCTTCCCTTCGCTTCGCATGATTCCTACGCAAACATTCATGGTGAGGACGTATCCCAGCAACTGATGACTGGTATGGAGTCCGGTGAGATGCCTGAGACTTGGGGTCAGCAGGGTTTGAACCAGAAAGAAAGCATGTTCGATGAGGCTTTGTCTAGTAGAGACCCCAGCCTCGCAATCAAGACTAGGCCGACTACCATATCCGGTTTGCTATTGAAAGACGACTTGCCAAAGGAGATGCCTCTGATTGACCCCATGCACAAGATATTCGACATCAAAGACCTAGACCAACTTCGTGGTTTCACTGGAGAATGGGTCGTTTCTGTTTTCTACGAAGGACAGAGAATAAAAGTCAAGAGAAGGAAGAACAGTCTCACCATAACAAACGACGAACACGAGACGGTAGGTGTGTCAGTAGACATGAAGAAGGCTCTCAGAAAGTTATGCAAGCACAACTACACGATTGATTGTGTCCTCTCTGGCGATGAACTCTATGTGAATGACCTAATGGATTATGATGGTAACGATGTCACTGACATGACTACACGTGAGCGCGTTAAGGTATTGAGAGGGCAATTTGACAGTCATGAGAGCGTCATAGTTCCTAGCCCCTCCACTCTCAAGATAACCGATGAGACGGGACTCGAAACGGCTGTGAAGAGTCTGCTGGAGGATAACAAAGACGCCAAACTCCTTCTCAGAGATGCCAAGTCCTCTTACATGAAGGGAGAGGAAAAGCACCCCAAGTGGATTCTGATGACTAAGTCGGATGACGACTTCCATGTCCCATTCGGCATGGAGATGGATGGCAATTACTTCATACTCCATTTCGAGGAAGACTTGGTGAAGTACGAGATAATTGATGATAGTCCCGTCAATCCAGTCAGCGCTATGGCTGCCTTGAATGATTCTGACTATCCCGTTTTACTAGCGAAGAGCCTTGAGGTATATTGGCGACCTGTCTTTGACCAGATGCTCAAAGAAGGTAAGCCGTTGCAGGAACCTATGAGCGATGACGACGTAGAGGAAGAGAGCGCTGGTATCATCAAACCAAAGGATGAAGACAGAATCAAGAAGCCGAAGAAGTACCTAAGCGCTTTGCTGAGGTTGGAGAAGAGGCTAGATGATTTCGAGAAGGGGCATTATCCGATGTCCGGCGGCAAGGGTATGTATTTCGATGTGGAATCCCCTAGAGGGCCAACTGAACTCGTTCATCCCTCTGCTCTTCCTGACTACGACATGTTAGAACCAGATGGACAAGAACTCGAACAAGAGGAAGATTACCCCGGAAAACGCCGTAAAGCAGCAGAAGTCGATAAGTACGAGGAAGAATTAGAGTCTTTTGGAAACCCATGATTACCCGCTTCATATAAATATCATGACAAGACCCTCGGAGGGATAGTGTGCAGTTTCAGATGCTACAAAGGAGGTCAGACGAGTCAATTACTTTGCTGAAAGCAGGTAATGAACTCGTAGTTGCAGGATATGCAAGCGTAGAACTGGTAGACAAGCAAGGCGATTTAATTACAAAGGAGGCATTGAAGGACGCATTTCGGAAGTTCATGGAGAACCCGTCATACAGAAACGTCCAACTAGCACACTCAAATATACAAGTCGGAGATGTAGTTCCTAATTATACTGATAGCGAAGGGAGGTTGTGGAAAAGCGAAGTCGATGATGTCGGAATGTTTGTGGTAATAAAACTACGTGATGACATCGAAAAGGCAAAGGAAGTCGCTGCTGAAATCCGAAAAGGAGCGCTACGGGGCTTTAGTATCGGAGGTCAAGCATTCAAGCGAGTCAGAAAATCTGACCCTAAGCATGGCGACTACCAAGAAATAAGCAAGTTGGAACTTCATGAAGTGACAATCTGCGAAAAAGGCATCAATCCAGAAGCAACATTCAGAATTCTCAAGGAAGACAAAGAACAAGAAAAAAATAAAAAGGTGACAAAAATGACAGATGAAATAAACGATGATAATGTGATGAACCAAATAGGTGATGTTTTGGGTCGTCTTGAGACTCGTCTGGACTCTCTAGAGAAGGGTAAGAAACCCGCTTTCCTAGAGGGTAAGGATGAGGACAAAGACGAGAAGAAAGATGACAAGGACAAGATGTATGAAGAAAAGAAGATGGACAAGAAGGACATGAAAGACAAGTCCGACGAAGAAGTCGAAAAATCAGAATACTCCGATGTCATTACTTCTGAGTACCTTAACTGGATGGAAGACGCTCTAAAGAGCGCAGGTGTGGACACAGAAGCCGCACGAGCCCACTTTGATGGCGACGACCTCGCCAAGCAGAACATGGGCTCCACTCCCGGTGAGATTGCCGCTGGCGACCTACAGAGAACCGGACAGGTGAAGGGACGAGCAACAGAGGGCGGCAAGCCATCTGCTGGCGCACTTTCCCGCGCTGGACTATCCAGTGGCGGCAAAGTGGAAAAGTCCGACTACCTGACTGCCGCTGATGTGGACGCAAGCGACATTGAGGCTGCTTACGAAGTATACAAAGCCGCTGCTATGGAGCAAGAGTTCCGTGGAACCCTAGAGGAGCATTTCGCTTCTCGATACACCAACGAAAGGACCGAGGAAATAAGCAAGGCTGAGGCCGCTGCCTTCGATGCACGCGACCCAATTGCTACTATCCAGAAGTCAATCGAGGCTCTCGGAGAGAGAATCGACGCAATCGGAACCCCAGCAGAGACCGGAGAGACTCTCCAGAAGTCCGCTGGAAACGCAGTAGCAATTCCTTCAACGCAGGATTTGGCCCAAATGTCTTGGGATGATGTCCATGCACTCGCAGGACGAGCATTTGAGGGGGGTAACTGAATATGGCAAGAGATTACGTACGAACAATAACTGACATGGAGCGCTACTACTACGGCGCTGGGAACGCAATGGGCTACTCATACACTGGTAGCGAATTGTTGAAGGCCGACAGCCCAATGCTGTCCACGACTGCTGGAACCTACCAAGCAATCTACGGGCGCAAGGTCTGGTCGCAACTGAACCAAGAGTTCAACGCTTTCAGCATACTACCTAAGAGGCCGTGGGACAGGTCTGGATGGAGAGTCATCACAGAGAAGCCTTCGAGCGCAACCACTGGTACTGCACTTGGTGGTGTTGCAGAGAACGCAACTCTACCTGACACACAGAGGCCAGTGTTCCAGCACATTGCTGCAAAGCCCAAGACTATCGCGCACACCTTCGATATGTCTGAGACGGCTATCTTCCTAGCAGACAAGGATGACGGATTGGGAGACATCCGCTCCGTCCTCAAGGAAGAGATGGGTAAGCACCACGCAGAGACAGTCAACAAGATGCTCACTGACGATGTGAACAACCCTGCTGGCAACAACTTCGAGTCGCTTGACAGGATTACCGCAGCATACCACGATGACGGAACAGCGGCAACCACTGTCGGAATGAACTCAGGACACGACAACCTGTCCGCAAACACTGACCTAGACATCTACAGCATCAGCAGGAGTGCAAACACTTGGTCGAACGCTGAGATGAGCAACAACGTCGTCAGCGACACCGCTACAGACAGGACCATGAGCCTAGACCATCTGGACGATATGTTCCAGAAACTCTGGGTACGTGGTGGTAACCCGAAGGTCATACTAACTCACTACGACACTCTGATGAGGCTCCAGCAACTACTACAGAGCCAGCAGAGGTTCATGGAAGAGAAGAGGGTCACCCCAACCTACAACGGTGTAAAGGGTGTTCCCGGTATCGAGGCTGGATTCATCGTAGCAACCTACAACGGTGTTCCAATCATTCCTTCTAAGGACGTAGCAAGAGACGGAATCGGTAGGCTTTACTACCTAGACACTGACTACATGCACTTCTCCACTGCAATACCAACACAGTATTTCGAGTCTGGTATCGAGACTGGTGACCCATTCGCCATCAACAGATTGGGTCAGGAAGGACTCTACCGAACTATGGGAGAGGTCTGGACCACTTTCTTCGGAGCGCAAGGGCAGGTGAGAGACCTTAAGTAATTGAGGCTCGTGGAGATAAAAAAGAGGTGACAAAATATGGCAGTAACAACATTAACAGCAAACGGACTAAGCATATACTACAAGACTGAAGAAGTATCGGCAATATCGATAGACCTAGACCTAGACATGAGAACGGGAACCCCAGTGGATTCCCAAGAGTGGCTAAAGGGATTCGGTACGCAATACCCCGGCGGCGGACTAGATGAGTTCGGAGCAAGCAACAGCGAGGGAGCAGCAGAAGGCTCTCTCAGGCTCCTAAATCTTTCCTTCACTCTTGCAACAGCAGACGCAGAGGTTATCGTCTTCTCAGCAGGAGTATCGAAGATTGTCGGAATTCTCGGTGGTTCACTAGCAGTAGCAGACAAGACGCTATCACTAGCCACAACCGCAACTGGTGACGCAACGGCAGACCCTCCAGCAAAGACTGGTGGCGCTCTTCCCGCGCTTGAACTACACGCAGAAGGCGCTGGTGCAGGTACAGTCTCTCTACTCGTTCTAAACTGAGGTGGCTAATTGCCCACCTTGACTTACAACGGTAGATACTGGGCCGCCAAAGCACCCGGCGGTCTAGGTGAGATGACTCGCGGACAGACCCTAGAGGTCACTAACGAGTGGTGTGATGAATATGCATCACGAGTGACTAACGAGTATGTTCTAACCGGATATGAGACACACGCAGACGAAGGGAACGATGGGATTCCCGACCCCTCTTGGAGAGTCGCTGACATCAAAGTCTGGCTCAAAGAGAGCGGCGTGACCATCGGAAACGGATACAAAACAAAGAGCGCACTACTCGCAATGGTAGAGGAACAGTTAAATCCAACACCAGTCGAGGCAGTGGCAGAACAACCAACAATGGAGTGATAGAATATGGCAACAGTAACTATAGACGGCAGACCAAGTGTAATGGGTAATTTGATGATGGTAACAGGTAGTTTCACGGCAGACGGAACATCGCAGACCGTGTCTCTAGGCGACCACCTAGCATCGATTGACTCTTTCACCATAATGCCAGTAAAGGCATCATTAGTGGCAACCCCAGTCGTGACAATCGACACGGACCCAGTAACTGATGTTCTACTGACAGTGGTAAACACGGAAGAATACCGATTCATGGCACTAGGTCAGCGCTGATTGGGCGGTGACTTAGATGGCTGCGATGAATGTTCTCGGTCCCTACTCCCCTAAAGAGTTCAGTGCAACTGGTACTCTTGGGGCCAAGATGACAAGTGAGATAGAAGCACTTACTGGCTATGCTGGCGCTAAGATAGTATCAGTGGAACCCATTGTAGTTTTAGGTAACATCTATTTGGTTATCTATCAGAAGCCTTGAGGGTCTTGAATGGGTTTTGAAGTCAGAACACTAGAGATAGACGACATCTCCCGCGCTCAGAAGCAGAACGTCCGTGTAGACACGAAATACAACGACGGAGTCGTTCGTGATACGGAGCATCCGCTCAAGGGAGTAACCAAGTCTCAGAGAGCCAGAACATCAGAAGTAGGCGATATCCTTAACATTGGTGCAGGGACTCGGTGCAAACACTGTGGTATGCTGCACTTCCTTTGGAAAGCAGAATGCGGCAGTTGCGGAAAACCGATGGAATACAACATGGGACACAGAAACGAGGAGGCCAGACTATGAGACCATTTGAGCGAGCATGGATTCTAATCAAGGCAAGAAAGCCTATGTCGGAGAGACCTCATCAAGCGAGAGTTCTCGCTCCGGGTGCTGCTAAACACATGAAACTACAGAGTTGGGCTAACAGAAGCGCAGCAGAGCAAATGAGAGCAGCAGGAAAGCCAGCAAGCGGCCCAGAGTGGGAAGCGATGAGGAACGAGATGATGAGGCAAGCAGTCATGAATCCAGAACAGTTTGGTCTAGGTTTCCTAGACACGGCGGATGACGGAATGCCTCACCTGTTCCCCGGACAGATGAGAGAAGCAGCAGTGCCACAACCAGCCCCAGCACCAGCCCCAGTACCAAGAGTCAACGTACCAGAAATGCCACCTGTTCCACCTTCGGTGACCCCTACTCCCAAGAAAGACGACGGCAAACAGATGTCATTAGATGAGTTTTGAAAGTTGAGTTGTATGAAATGCCCCAAGTATTCAGCCCCGGTGAGCCTGAAACTCGCCCACTAGACCCAACTGCAACTACATACACCACTGCTCAGAAGGTAGCAGACCTGCTTGAGATAGGACCGCAAGAAGCGGTACTGATGGCCGCTAATGCAGAAGCGGCAGGTGTATTCGTCACAGGCTCTGACTTTAGGAACATAGGATTCTCAGTCGACGACACCATTCTCATTTACAGCGATGCTGACCCATTAGGAGTAGAGCGCACCATAACTGGTATCACCTCTACCGCTGGTGGTGTCAAACTAGCGTTCTCTGGTAATATCAATCCCGGTCTGTACGAAGTAGCGGACAACGGATACGTGCAGAACCAATCGTCATTCACAGATGGATTCGGCAAGAAGCATGGAGTGACCAAGAGCAAGGTCGATGCTATAATTCTAAGGATGCAGGACAAGATAGACAATTTCACTCACAATGCTTGGAGGCCATATCTAGTCAGCGCTGAATACATCAATTTCGATACCTACAAGCCATACAGACGCCGATACTACACGGACTACGTAGG